TCTAACGCTGATTGAGCGCTCTCAAATCGGGCTTCAATTAAACCCGACAGGAGCTCCCATTCCGGCATCGCCCTGAGGCGGAGGACCGCCTGCGCTTGCTGCCTGTTGCATTTGAGCTTGGAGTAACTGTTGTTGCTGCTGTTGTTGCTGCTGCTGTTCAAGAGCCATCTGCTCCTCAGTCTTCATTATTTTGTTGGGGTCTATATCCATGCTTGAGGCGATCTCGCGCAACAGGTCGTTCTGCTTAACGACTCCGCCTGCGTTGTCGCCAACAATGGATAGGAACTGAAGCAGTCTCTGGCTTTGAATCTCTTTCTGAACAAGAGACGTACTGCCTCGCGCAACAATTCGCAGGTCACCCTTTGACTTCTCGTTGGTTCCAAACTCCATATTGAAGTGGAACAGGCTCTCAATCATGGGCTCGATCAAGAAGTCGTCGATGTTTTTGATTGTGCTTTTCAGTGCAATGTTTGCCGCACCCATAAGCATCGACATACCAGTCGCTGTCTTGTTAAGACCTGAAGTCTGCTCGCCGTGGGTGTAGCTCGGGAGCGACGTGGTCTCATCAGCAAAGCGTCGGAATATCTCTACAATCTGGTTCAGTCCGTTAGCATTCGCTACTGGCTGATACCATCTGACGGCAGGCATAGAACCGTCTCCACCCTCTCGGAGAAATACTCGCCAAGGATGGATGTCTGTCGGGTCTTCTCCTGCTGCAAGCAAGTCTGTGTTTACCTCAACCATTGGACCTGAAGACAACGCCATGTTGTCCAGCCAGATTCTGGTTGCGGTGTTCATCGTTCCTTGAGAGTCGCGCATCATGCGAGGTACGCCTGTACCCCAGAACTGGTGCGGGCTGCGCTCATAAGGGAAGATGTGGTAAGGCATCTTGTATCCAGCGATAGGATTCAACATGACCTTTAATACTTTGCCGTCACACAGCCACACACAAGCCGAGTAGTCGTCTGACAAGTCAGCGTCTTCGTCTAGCTCTATGCCGTGCTCCTCAAGCTCGTATCCGTCTACAGTTCCCCAGTACTCCATAACAACGAAGCGGTTTGATTCTGAGTTCTCATGGATTCCAGCAATTCTTCTGCGGGTGGTCTCATGATCCTCTTCAGTATGGTTGCCGCTGCGGTGAATCTTGAGTAGGTACTTCACCATCTCGCCATCAAATTGAGGCAGGTCGGCGAGGTCTCGCATCTGTCGCCTAGTCAGAACATGACGGCGGAACAGTCCGTCGCAATCATCTAGCGTCGTACAGTATGGGTCTGGGTAAAGGTCAAAGATGCTTACGCTCTCTACCTCAGGAGCAACAGTCTCAACTATACTAAGAGCATAGGCTTGCTCACCCGTCTGAGGGTCAAGCATCTTGGAGTAAGACTGCTTCTTGTCAATTCTTACGGTGCCAGATTTAACTGCACCCGAGCCAAAGATACACGCCTCTAGCATGCTTTCTTTGAGCTTCATCTCGGCGTTGGTCTCAATCAACTGATCTTCAATATCAGTCGTCATTGATTCCGCAGCCTGCTTCGCCACTTCCCGCTCAAGCTCTACGAACTCCCCCTCAAGCTCCTGCATCCGAGCAGCAACCAAGTCCTGATTCATCATCGGGTCTTGTCCGCTAGCTTGCATGATCTGATCCATAGCCATCTGGCGCATTTGCATCGCCTTCAAGGGATCAATCTGGGGGATTGGGGTTGGGTCTACAGAGAAGAATATGTCGCCATGCTGAAACAACAGGTCGATAATTCTCGAATATGCCGCCATAACCTTGGTGCGTGTTAAGCCGACAAACACTTTTGATCGGGATCCAGATGCCGCATTTAGACGTGCGAGTACGTCAGGCTCATAGATACCCTGATACTGGCGCAAGTCTTTTAGCCACTCGTTTTCTGTTTCTTTACGAGCGTCTTTGTATTCTTGAAAAGTTCCGGCGAGGCGAGACCCCAGACTCTGCATGCTCTGGGCTTGCGTACCGTCTGATTCCTTCTCAACTACCTCGTCTTCTGCTTCATCAAATTCAGCATCATGCATAGATTAATAACCCGTCACAGGATCAAGCGATTTAAATCGTTTTTGTATTGTCCGGTGCCGAGGTCTCGGCATAGAAGCAAGTCCATGCAAGGCAATAGCATAAGCCATCACCCTGTCATCATAGCATCCATTCTGAGAATTGTAACTCCCTTTATCATCAATGATATACGTTCGCAACTCATTTAATAACTCGATATCTGCCACGCCACTTTCACCCTGTCTTAAAAGGGCTGCAAGGTTGTCCACAATCAGCGGCTTGGTTTTACTGGTCGTTAAGAAGCCGCCTCGCTTTGTCAGGCGATCTCCATATGCACCATCGACAGAACTCTCTACGAACAGGTTGGAGTACCCCAAGTCCTGTATCTTACGCAGCGTACCCAGACCATGGTTGTTTCGCTCAACCACTATATATGCAGTGTTATATCGCTTTCCCAGCATTGCAACTAGGGCGCCGTAGTCGAATGGATCGATGTGTCCGTGCCAGCACGCTACCTGATTGCCAAGAGAATCAAGGACTTGGGCACAGCTATAGTCGCCGTAGGCGAGACCCTCCGCAACATCCACACCGATGACATAGTTCTCTTCTCGAGACGGTGGATACCACTCCTGATAGTTGCCATGCTCACGTTCGATCAATGTCCCATCGACGATGTCTCCCTTGAAGTCTGCGGTGTAGCAATTAGTTTCACATTGGGATATTGCGCTCTCTTCAACAAAGCACCGACCAGAGGTTAGGAATGCCTCGAGCGGAGTGCTTGGATACTCCTGACGAAACAGGTCTGTACCGCCCAGCTCGTCTAGCTTTGCGCGTCTGAACGAAAGTTGGGCATCGTCCAATCCATACTTTTGAGCCAGCTCATACTCTTCTGGTGTGGCTACGAAGTATGGTGAAACTTTTTTTCTGTACTCGGGCATCCAGAACCATGGGATGAAACAGGTGATCCACTCAGACTCCCCCCGAAGAGACTTCATGACCTGATCGTAGAACCAGCCACCAGCACCGTTAGCCGTGCTCTCCAGAATTACCTCAGTGTTCTTTCCGCCGACGGTCTGCAAGAGACCCGCGACTATGTCTGATCCTTGTGGGTAGAAGGCAACCTCTGATCCATGGACGAATCTGTTGGTTTGTCCTCGTCCGGTTTGGGTGGACCGTGCGGTTCCCACCCTGTACCGCGAATTGATTTCGTCAAATACCAGAGTTGACGCCGACTGAGAAGCGAGCGGCGGTTTAAATGCCTGATGCGGGACATTGTCATAAAAGTAGCGGACCATATTAAAGATAGCGTTGGTAGACTCTGCAAGGTGCGAAAGCACAAACGCGTTAGCGTTTCGATTTTGCGTGACTTTCCAGAAGTTTCTGCCCTGTGTGTATGTAGATATTCCGGTTTGGCGGGCTTTCAGCACCAATGCGCGGATGTTTCCCTGATCTTTTAGCTGCTGCTCAAGCATTTTATGGACGTGCAATTGGGCGGCATTCAACACAAATGGGCGGCTTTCACCCTCTTTTGTTACAATTTTCAGCATGTTCTTGGCGTATAGAGGGAAATTACCCTTTAATTTTCGTGCTACCTCTTCAATTTCCACTGCTGTTCACCATAGCTCGGCACCACCACAAGAAATCATGGTCGTCCAAAGTGCTTCTCATTAAGTTTATGCGGGCACAAACAAGCCTCAGATTGCCCTCGACATAGCCTTGCGCTATATCGATTCTGTCCACACTGACAGAAAGGTCAGACTGATCTGTTGTTATGTGCATAGGGAGGTTAGAAATGGCGCAAATACCTCGTTGCTGCTCATATAAGCCAATTAAGTACTCAAGTGATACTGTAGTACCTTCATATTCTTTTTGCCTGTGGCGCTGTTTACAGGACGTTAATCGCATCTGTAGAAATCCTTCCAGACTCCCACTAGCCCTCACCCTGCTCTTCAAATGCTTGCAGGTATGACAGACGGTCCTTCGCCCATTAAAATTCTTTAAGGGTTTTTCATCGCCGCATACTGAGCATTTTTTACTATCAGGCGCCACTCTATGTCCCTCGTAATCTCCTCAAATCTAGCCACCGCTTTGCGGCTATTGCTTACGGCGATACGGTCCCCCATTAGCCCCGTGCCCAAACCAATACATCCCTGAACATCTTTAGGGAAGTTGGCTGCATGTATAAGGATGTAGGTTCTGTCCTGCACCTCTTGCACATGCCAAGTCTCACCAAACCTTGGAGAGTCACGCCACCCCATGTCGTAGTTCCCTAAAGGGATACAAGACACGTTGGGTGCGTTATCAAGCCAAGGGCGCTCGATGGAGTAGAAAGTCTCTCCGGCAAGCTCAATCACGCCCAGAGTTCCTTCGGGGTGATAACAAAATCTTTTAAGCTCAACCTCAATCATTATGGTTCGCGCCTCGCTTTTGAGCCCTAACAACTCGTCTATCGTCCCGTTTTGCCTTCTTGGATTTGTCTCCAAAAATTCTGTCGAAGCCTTCATTAAACTTAGTAGTGTTTTCAGGACGACGGTTATCGCCCTTGCCATATAGTGTTTCACGCGAATTTTTCATTTCCTGTGCCTTGCTGTCTTCTTTGCTATCTTCTTGGGCTGGGCGCTGTGCTGCTTACCCGCCGCCGTGTCGGCGCGTTTTTTCTTGCTGGTAGCCGCGTATTCCTTCTTGCTCAAAGCCTCGCGGGCAGCCTTGGGCAAATATCTTTCGCCGGTCGCCTTCTTTCCCTGAGTAGAGTTCTTCCCGCTCTTGGTGCCCCACTTCTCGCCGGTCCACTTCTTTAGGCTCTTTTGCGATTTTTTTAACGGCATCAGTCTCTATAGCCTCCACCCGCTGCTTTGTATTCTTTGGCTAGCATCTGCGCTTTACGCGCACTCCACTGCCCCGCTGAACCACCCTTACTGCCAGCCTTGATCTTGTTAAATAGACGCTTACGCATCGCTGGCTTGGTGTAATTGCCCGCTTTATTAACGGTAGATTTTTTCTTGGCTGGCATAAGGCGGCTCCGATCTACTTATTAGACACAGGCATCGTGGTCATGAACCGCAGAACCACAATTCCAGCGGCTATACCGCAGCCCAACACAGCCTGAATCGCTGGATTGGTAGGCAGAAAACCGACAAAGCCCTGCAATACGGACAGGACGGCTATCGCTACACCATACTGGACGGTCTTAGACTTAAATGCTTGCTTCAGCTGTGCAGGCATCATGGCTATTTCCTCGCCTTTGGCTTGGCTTTAGGCTTCGATTTCATCTTGACGCCTGCTGTCTTAGCCGCTTTCTTGGCTTTTGCGATACCCGCAGGGGTGTATGCGTACTTCTTACCGTTTACGTTTGGCATAACTAGCTTCCTTTTTTCCACTTGGTTGATGATGACTTGGTTTTAGAGGGCGCCCATTTAGTTTTCGCTGCCCAGTAGGCTGCACTCATCTTGCCCTTGCTTATATTCTTGGCATGACGGCTTTCAAATGCCTTTCGCTGACCCACGGTCTGGTTCGTTTTAACGCCCTGCTGACCGAATCTGATGGTTTTAACTTTGTCGCCCTCTTTGGCTACGACTACATGGCTCTTGGTGGGGTGGCTAGGGGTACGCTTGGGTTTGTTGTACCCACTGACGCCCGCATTTTTCAGTTTTGAATCTTTGCTCTCAGCCATCTCGCAATATTCCTGTATATATTTGAATGTATATTTGAATGGGTACTCTCATAAGGACCGCCCCCCCTAATCGACGAGGTGCAGATGCACTTCAGTGTCCCCAGAAGCCTCTATAAGCGTGTATACCGCGTCCTCTAACTGGGCGGATAAGTAGTACAGCTGGTCCCCGAATCGCAGGGAGGTGACGATTGGGACGATATAAGCCTCAAAGGTGAACTCATCCATGTCCAAGTAGTTACATGCCGTAACACGATGCATTAATAGTTGCTTCATTTTTTGCCTCGGTACTCTCATAAGACCCGTCGGGGGTCAAAATACGGTGCTGGTTACTGATATCACCCCCATGGAACCACACCTCAGATCGTCGCCAGCAGCCAGAAACTACCCCCCCCCACCACCTACCTTTTATGGCGGATTTGACCCTGCCAGACCTTCGATATGGGTCAATTGCTCCATGAGCACTTGGTCGGACTAGTGCAAGTCGCTGATCTCGCTGCCTTTATCGTCCATCAATTCCTCAATATCCCCCTCCTCAAGGTCTAGGTCAGCCAAGAAAGCGCCAGAAAACTGCACAATCTCCTGCTTCTCTGGAGCAATCCAGCCCTCAGCTTTGAACAGCTGCTCGATGGCTCGTAAGCGGTCAGAATCCTTCTCTGCTGCCGTTCCGAGAACCTCCAGCCGACTCACCCACTTAGCCCTTCTATCCTCTGTATCCTTGCTCATATGCTCTCTAATCGCCTCA